GTCTTCTCGTCGACGTTGGATTTTTTATTTGGGAACCGCGCACTGTAGGGACCTGCGCTCGTCTTGAAATCAGCCAGGACGATCTCTGCATTGTTATCCATGTAGATCAAATCGCAGCACCCTGCATATCCGTGCTTTGTATTTTCGTCGTAATAAAAAATTCTTCCTACACCATCGTCGCCGACATACTTAGACCATTTAGGTTGGTTGTAGGGTCGTTCAGACCACAAGACTCTACCGCCCTCGAGGATCTCATCCATTCTTTCAGGAACTCCTTTCCAGAAAGGAGCGTATGCCTCCGGAGGTACGACTTTCAGACCACGAATATGATTTTCTGTTGCTTCGTGGATCCATGTTCCCCGTGCTGCTGCGGCGTCTGCTGCGCCAGGGTTCATGATGTTCCAGTGCGCCAACTTCTGTTGAGTCTTGGCAGACTGAGTGCTGCTTAAGATAGACGTTACAGAGGGCAAGTAATCAGGTACTCCAGGGCATTTGTAATGCCGAAGTCCATTGATAGTTTTACGTGTATCCATGTTTTCTACTTTATTTAATACTAGAACTGCGCTAGCCCGCTGCCTGGACCGTCGTTATCACCTTCGTTTTCATCGATAAAGAATTCACTCTTTTGATACTCGAACTCTCTATTACGTTGGTCCAGTTCACTCACAAGACAACGACCTGCTGAGAAAGAATCAGCAACTAATTCTGCGATCTCATCTGCTGAGCGAGGCTGACCAGCGTGGTCAACACACTCCTGCAAAAGTTGGTGGCTGACTAACAGTGAGGCAATAGTGTCTAGCTTTTTATTTGTTTCCTGTTGCGCTTCAATCCACTGACTTAACAGAAGCTGTAGTCTGCCTTTCATTTTTTCATAAAAAAGATTTTGGTCGCTGCCAGCTTACATCGAAATCAATATTTGTCCCTTTATCTGTTGGCTTTGCTTTGTCGTATACCATCCACGCTGATGTTACTGAGTCTTTTGTTTTGCTCTGGTCAGCACGAAATATTGGTCTGGGATTTAAAACGATAAGGTTAGATAAAGATTTTTCCAACAGGAACGCAGATCTCGCCCTTGTTGGTTCAAGAAATGTTAAGCGGTCAAGAATAATAAGACCCCTACTAGCAAGTTCGTAACCAGGTTCGATAATCCACTGTACGTTATCGCGTACGCCTTGGGTAATCGCCAAGGTCCAATCGAAGTCAGGGAGGTTCTTCCACCAAGAAGCATCGAGGTAATCGGTATCATTGTCGGCTCGAATGCACTCGGTGTGACCTAAGGAATTTAACTGAGCCTCTAGCTGACCGTCTGTATCAAGAGGTAGAACAATCCTGCCTGACACGAGGTTTTTTTCTGCAATAGGATTAATAATATTGTCGGGTACTCTATAAAAGCTCATGGAAAGTGATGATTTACTACAACGCTTACGTGATTACATGACGATGGAACAAGAGTTTTACCATCAAAGATTTATGTCACGCGCACGAAAAATCGATAAAGTAGAGGACTTTGTAGAGATCTTAGACCTGCTTCACTCAAACTACCTAGTCCAGAAAAGGCTTTTTCATAATCTTGCAAAGTCTGTCGCTGACTCTGGAGTCGAACTTCCAGCACTGAGTGATTTACTCAAGTCATAAAAAAACCGCCGAGAGCACTCCGGCGGTTTGATGTGTGTGAGTAGCCTCTAGGTTACACCGAAAGACCTGCAGCTTTCAACGCTTCCTTTTGTTCCTTTGTCAGTTCTTTAGAGTTGTCTGACGTGGGTTCTGGAGGCGCTGCCTTAGGTTCGCCCGCACCAGCAGGAAGAGCGCTAAGACCTTCCGCTTTAGCACCCTCAAGCTGAGGGTTGGCTTCGTCAAAGGCTGCTTTGATTTCAGCATGATCCGTTCCGAGAGGTAGTTCAACCAGATTCGCACCGGAGATATGAGAACGAAGTGCACTTGATACCAAGTCTCCTCCATCGCTCTGGAGCCAATCGTTAATATCTTTGATAAGAGTTTTTTCTTCGTCGTCTTTGACTGGCCGGTCAACAAACTCAAGCACGTTGTAATTAACTTTACCAGTGTCTGCGCCGGTCACCGGATCAGTCTGAGTAAAGCTCCTTTGGACGAACTTGGTTTGAGTCACGACCTCCGCAACATTGATGCGGTTGTTGTAAAGGGTTTGGAAATACGAGATGAAGTTTTTCTGACTGCTCTTCCCAGAGATAACAGCAGTTGATACGCATCTACTAGGTAGCAGACGATGAGTAGGGTCCACACCAATAAACGCAACCCTGATGAATTCTTGACGGTTTCGCATGCCGAGGTTCCCATAGAAGGGAGTAAACCCGAGCAGTACAAATGAAATAGGGATTCCATTGTCATTGGAATCTGTGATTGCTTGATCGGGATCCGTGTCCGACTTCCAGCGACGCTGTTGAAGATCGATACGGAGCGTGTGCGGTGGGACTTGGCAGAGAATTTCATCAGCCGCAAATTGTCCAGCGATAAAGACCATGATTAATCAGAGGGAGAAGTTAATTGAACCAATAGCCGCTGCAGCGACTTGACCTTTTTCGGGGTCAGCTGCTTTCTTGGGCGCGGACTTCGTGCCCTTAGGAAGGTACAGAATCTGATCAACTGCGTAATTCAGATACTGCTTTTCACCTTTTTCGCTTGTGCTAACTCGACCGACAGCGATCGTCGGCGTTCCGTTAGGCAACTCAGAAAGTTGTTTGGAGTGCTGGTTCCAAGCAGTGAGCTTGAACCAATTCGTTTCTTTGTCGTCAGGGGCTTGCCAGGCGATGGATCGGTTTGTGACAGTTGAGTCACCGACCTCGCTTTCTTCGGACTTCGGACCAAGTCCACCGCATGCCATGAATGTATTGATGGCAAGGATGTCGCTGAAGTTTTCAGGGGTGACAACCAACATTGGCTGCATCTGAATCACTCCATCTGGCGTGGCTTTTGTAGGACCGATGGCAAGTACTTCTTGCTTCTCGTCAAGATCTTTGAGGAGTTTGCCAACGTAGTGATCTTCTTTTTGGATCAGTTGGACTTTGGTTGAGATTTTTTTGTTTGAGGAGGGCAAAGATTCAGCAATGACGTTGACTTTGCCGTCTTCAACCAAAGCGGAATCTGTGACCCTAAGTCCTAGAAGAAAGACGTTCATCTTTGAGGATTCGGTAAATCGTTGAGCGGTGTACGTTGAGTGCCTTAGCGATTTGCGGAACGCTCGCGCCTTGGCTACGGAATGCTAAAAGCATCTGGAGATCCCCGCCACCAAGTTTTGAATTCTTTTCATGTAAATACTGGTTATGGTATGGGTTTACACACAATGGATTCTTGCATACATTTTTTACTACAGCATCCTTTGTTATATCTAAGTAACCAAGTATAAGCGGGCGCACATAAAATCTTTTACCCAACGTGTACACAGCGGGAACTTTGTTGACGACTGAACCTTCCCAATCAAAACATTGCTTGTGATCAAAATCGTTGAAAGCTAATTTTTCAAACAGTTCACTCAACCTGTTTTGTTTGGCTTTGCCGTATCCCAGCTCGAATCTATCTGCTTCTAAACTTCGAGCGATATCAAGAGCTTGCGCCTGCGCGTGGGCAGCGTCGAAGGCTTTGATTGATATTTTTACTTCGGTCTGCGCCTTCGAAAGTAAAAGGCTGTACTCCTCAGAAGACATCACTAAACAAGGGTCCGAAGAGTGTACCACCCCTCGAACCCTCAGACTTTTTGAGATCAGCCCATCAGTTCACTGAACAGGTTGCCGACGTTAGGTCCGACATTCAAACCTTTATCTTTGGCGCGTTTGCCAACCTTTAAGATTTCGTCAGACGTCGCTCCTTGATCGATAAGTGCTCGGACATCTTGGAGACCGAAACCTCCCTGACCGTACGCGGCATAATCAAAATCTTCAAAGCGATTTTGTTGCGCAGGCTGGCTGCTTTGATCGGGCCGATCTGGTGAGTCAGGCATACCGCTTCGAGGATTTGTGGCGTTTAATCCTTCCAAATAAGTTTCATAGAAAGGTTTGAGGCTTCCGGTAACGTTTCCACTCCGGTAACCATCTCCATATGCATCGCCTCCTTGTCCTTTGAAGCCCATTTCATAGGCATCGAAGCGATTTTGAATCTGACCGATTCTGTCTAACTTCGTGTCGTCTCCACCAGGACGGAAGAATGCTTTGGCTTCGAGGAATCTACGACCTGCGTCTGCCTGATCGAAGAAGGGTTTATCGGCAGCAAACTGTTGGTTGACGTAGGAACTGTAAGCATCCGCTCCATCTGCCGCAGACTTGCCACCAAAAGGAGCAGCGCCTGCTCTTGTGATCACGTCCTTGTAAGGCTCGAAACCTTCTGCACGGATGTTTTTATATAAACGATCAACGTCAAATCCGTAGTCATTTCCTTTTTGAAGATCTTTCAAAAGAGGATCAAAGAGTTTGTTGTAAGTTTCTTGATCAGAAATTTTATCTCCAAGTGTGCGGCGGAGGAGCTGGTTGGCTTTTCCAACAGCTTCCTGCTTACTCAAGTCCATGGTGTAATCCATGGGCGTCCGGCTGAACTTGACGTCTTGGGTTTCAAAGAAAGGCTGTGTCGTAGGAGTGGGGTCAGGCTCAGATGGGGTTGGAGTTGGCTCCTCCATCGACTCACCAAAAGTGTTGCCCTGACCGAAATTGCTTCCAACAACGTTGATGTTATTGATACCGCCCTGAGCGCCGCCGAAACCAAGCGTCGCCGTGGTCCCAGTTTGTTGTTGTGGGCGGAAGCTTAAAGCACCACCACGACCCTTTGTAGTGTTAGTTAACGAAAGAAAGGGGTTGAGATTCAGACCGCCCCCGCCTTCTTCATCGTCTTTGAATAATCCAGCCAGGTCGATACCAAATAAACGTCCTGCTGTACGAAGACCAGAGCTAGTCATTCCCAGACTTAATTACATATACTTCAATTTAGCTGTT